AGCACCAGCGGCTGGTATTGTTGTACCACCTTTTGCTACTTGAAGTCCCGCAGCAGGACTATCCGTTCCAATCCCGACGTTCCCTGCAGAGGTAATACGCATTTGCTCAGAATCTCTGTAATCAAAAGTCATTACACCGTTGGTGAAATTTAACGATGTACCACTACTGTTACCGTGAGTTAATATATTATAGGTACCCGACTTTAATTCAGTGCCTAATGAAGAGCTGTAATTATTAGTTAATGTTGTTACGTAAGTTGTATCCGTGTTATTTCTTGATAATTTTATCGACAAAGTATTGCTGCCACTTACCTCTAATTTCTCACTAGGACTAGTTGTTCCAATTCCTACATTACCTGCGTTTGTAACTACTAAGTGGTTGCTACCAGTATTACTACCTACTCTTAATGCTGAATAAGAATTACTAGTTCCGTTAACATCTATTAAAGCGCCTGAAACGTTTGTATATGTTTGCCCTGAACTTCCATTTTTAATATGCAGCTTAGCATCAGGACTAGCTGTTCCAATACCTACCTTGCCGACAAAATACCCGTCTCTTAAAAATCTTAATGCCATGCTTCTATTTTATATTTTATTATACTACACGTAATTAAGTAGTAAAGAATATGTGTTATCAGCAACAACATCATTCATAGCAACTATAACTGTACCACTTCCACTTCTTGATACATCCGGATATACAGTTCCGAAAGGAGCTATTCTGTCAGTTGTTTCTACTTTAACTCTTGATGCATCTGCAGCTGTTCCAAATAATGCTGCATTACGTATGTCTACTGTAAAGGTAGTTACAATATTTGGACTTGTCCCTGTTTCTGCTCTTGTAACATATGCTAAAGAAGCAGAATTTAAATCTACTCTTCTACCATTTGCATTACCTTGTGGATTTAATGTAACCCAACCACTAGCATCTACTGAGAAATTTGTGCTGTCGTATGCAGAGATACCTCTAATAGCACTAGCTTGTGCGCCTGCTGTTGCAATATCTTGTCCTGACTGTACTACAACCCAATTACCAAATGTTGCTCCTGGATTATCTTGATCAGCATAAATTAAATCTCCTGGCTGTACAGTTTCTGTAAAGAAGTCACCTGTAACTGTTACTGCCCAGAACCAACCCTTCTTAATAAGATTAGAAGGTGCCGTATCTAAGTCTGGGGTATTTGTAGCAGCATTATATCCTCCTTGGAATACTGATTGACCAATATTTGATTGATCTACATATCTTTTTGAAGCAGCGTCTGCATCTGCTCCTGGCACAAGAGGTATTGTTACTTGACCTGTAAATGCACCTGCTGCTAATACAGTTAAATCATTAGTAACTGTTAAATCATTTCCTATTGTAACATCATCTGGTAAACCTATAAATACAGTTCCTTCTGTTCCAGATACAATTGTTTCTGTTATTTCAATTTCACCTGCTGTACCCGATATTGTTACTGTAGAATCTGTTCCTGTACTTGCATCTAATGTTACTACTGCTGAATTAGACCCTCCTGCAGACACAGGTAGAGTGTATGTTGTATTACTATCAGGTACAGTTACTGTTTTTATATCAATAGCTGTAACATGACCTGTTGCATCGGTTGAAACACTATTTACAACTGGAAAGACATTAGCACTTACCGTAGAGGTAGTATCTGCTCTAGATGTTGCATCATGTGTTATTGTTAAAGTATCAGTTGCTGCTACTGCTGTAGTAATTTTTGTTCCACCAGTAAAAGTAGCAGTATTACCACTTACTATTGATTGAGTTGTCCCAGAGTCTCCGTCTAATTCCCAACTAACGTAATTATCAGATGTTGGAAGTGTAATTGTTTTAACATTAAGTGCTGTAAGGTGACCGGTTGCATTTGAGGATACACCATCTACTGCTGTAAATGTTGCACCTGATGCTGGAGATGCAGTACTTGTTGTATCAGTTCTGCTTGTTGCATCATGATTAACAATAGGTATTGGACCTGTTTCATCTGTTACAGTTATATATGTACCACCTTGTACTTCTGTTACATCTCCTTGTGGGATGGTAGATAAAAGAATTAAATCCCCTGCTCCATTGACATACTGAGTAGCATCACCTGCCATTGCTATATCTACAGATGGATTTACAGTTGCAACGTTTCCAATGCTAGCTGTAAATGCATTACCACCATGGGTGGTAGCTACAGATGTAACTGTACCAACTTTTGAATCATTTGATGTTACTGTAAGTGTATTACCACTTCTTGTTACAGTAGTTGTACCTGCACCAACCACTAATACATCATCTACAGATGCATCAGAACCAGTAAGCCTGACACCTGCTGTTCCATTTGTTGATCCAACCCCTGTTAAATCATAAGTTACTACTTGATCATTTCCTGTTTGGAATGCTACCCAATCTGTACCGTTATAAATTTTTAATTTATTTGTACCTGAGTTATAATAAATCCTACCATCAATCCCAGCAGGGTCAGCCGCTAAAGGTTGTATTACTACATTTTGTAATTGGTTAGTATTAATATTAATATTACCATTTACATTTAGTCCGGTTAAAAATTGTACTGCCATTTTATTTTATATTTATTTTATTTTTTAATTTAAGAACACGCACCCTGAAAATGCAGCATTAAAAGTTATTACTAATGAGTTGCTTGTTGTATAATCTACATTACCAACTACTACTGTATTTGCACTATCAACTACTGTAACTGAAGGATACTTTCCTAAGTTATGAGTAATAGTCCACTTTGCTGCAGCAACTTCAAAACACTGTGTATAAGTGCTATCAGCTATTAATATTTCTTCTAAGTCTAATACTGTACATACATTAGTTGGAGTAGAAGGGCAAGACATACTTGCTTTTAAGTTTATTTTTGCTAATGGCTCTACAAATATTCCAGGTATTTCTGTAGCTACAACAACTTTAGAACTAGCAGCATTTTGCCAATCACATAAATCTTTATTATTTGTAGCTGTTTCAAAATCAGTATAGCAGCACGCAGATATACCAAACCTAATAGCCTTGAAATTTATATATGCTTGATTAGCAAAATCACTTTCAATTTGAATTCTTTTACTTAGTTCTAATTTTGCTTTTTGTGCAGAATTATTTGATATTTGTATAGTTGAGGCTGCCATATATTTTTAACTTCTTAAATTCTGTATTTGTTGCCTTGCTAATTCTCTTGATAAATCACTTGTAGCATCAGCAGTATTTTCTAGCTCTGACTTACAGTTTTTACAAACTATTGATCCATCACTTAAACTAGCTTTTTGACATCCGCATGTAAATACTCTATTACATTTAGTACAATTTGCCATAATCTTTGTTGGTTCTTAAATGGTTATTAAAATGAATATTTAGAACTTGATCCACAGTTACCTGATGGACAAGCTATTTTATTTAATCTGGATTTTGCGTAATTATATAATTGCATTCCTTGTGCAGGAGATTCACAATACTCTACATTAGATACTGCTGCATCAATCATTGTTCTTATGTAGCTCATTTCTGTATAGATATCTTGCTTTCTAGTGTCTGGTTGACATGCTTGCACATCAAGATCACATAATACTTCATAGTAAGTGGTTAACAATCTTGTTACCCTTAAATGATTATATTCTACAAATACTTTGGTGTTTGGTGATACACTATATCTTATGATATATATACCATCTGGAATTTTTTGTTGTGTTGTACCACAATCAGTTTTTTGTAAAGCCAATGTACATGCTGTTAAACACATATCAAATTTACTATCTACCTTAAGAAGTACTGGAACTGAGTATCCAGGTAATGTGATTAATAGTTCTTCACAATCTACCGCCAAGTCTTTTGAATATTGACTTGTATCCTTAATACATAATAAATCACAGTTAGATACTGTGGGAATTTCTAGACTTAATATATGCTTGTTTGCCATTTCATGTTTGCTTTAATACACTATATTAATAATATACAAAAAAAACTAGAGATTGTAAAATAAAAAGAGCAGGAGTTTTATAACCCCTGCTCTAATTAATTTAAAAGCTTTAGCATTAACTAAGGCTTATGTAATATTAAATCTATCCTAAATCTGATTCAAGAGCAATATTATTACCAGCAGCATTTGCTAAAGTAACAACTTGATTTGCTAATGCTAATACAGCAGTAATTGCTGCACCATCAGAACATTTTACATAAATTTGATATACATATTGATCATTATCAAAAACACCACTTGGGTTATTGAATCTTGGTACAACATGTTGAATATAGAAAGCTCTATAAGTTGCAGTTCTATCTACAGCAGCAAGAAGCTCATCAGACATTTCAATTTCTCTGATTCTAGCACTGTCAGCGTTTCCTTGATTATAAGGAGATTGACGGTATCTTTCAGATAAAATTAAGTCTCTAATTACAGCCTCACCTTGAGTTGCTTGCATTTGACCTGGAGTTCTAGCAGCAGTTCCACAATCGTTACATGGATCTCCAGTTTCATCTAGGATACTTGCAATGATTTCAACAGGCTCTGCATTAAAGTGATCTCTTGTGTCAAAAGAACAATCTCCAAATTTAGTACTAACATAAGCTCCAACAAAATTTACTACAGCATCAACTGTTGCAGCAGCAGCGTTTGGAGTTGTAGAAGCTACATAGTTTCCAGAAGCAGCTTTACCTTGTGCTTGAGCAATGGTGTATACACCTTGTACTACTGCACCAGCAGCATCAGTTACGTTTACAATAACACCACCTGCACTTATAGCAGTAACAGTTAAAGTTGCATCAGTTGTAGAACCTGCTTGAACAACAGTTAATACATCACCAATACCATAACCTTTACCAACACCAGCATAACTAAATGTTAAAATAACACCTGTTCCGCTTACAGTTAAAATGTTAATTGCAGCACCAGATCCTCCAGCAGGAGAAACAGTAGTTGCAGCAGAAGCAGCACCAACAGTAGCAGAATAACCTACACCACCAGATAAAGTTGCAGCTTCAACACCATTTAAATCAGCTTCAGCTACAAATGGAGTAATTAATGGGTTACCTGCTTGGTATCCTACATCGCTTTTTGCTAATCCATTTCCAACAACTTGTGCAGCTTCAGTAGCTAACACTAATGCAGGATCTAAAAATTCTTGTCCATCAATACAGCAAATGTTTGCAGAATCACCAATTGCATAAGCATTGTGATTTAAGAAACGTAATGCTGGAGAACCTTTCACATCCATTCTCATGAATTGTGTAGTTCCACATGGAGTACATTCAGCTCCTAAAGCTAAAGAAGCAGTTGCCTGCTGAGCAGTTAAACAATCTGCAGCCCATACTCTTGAGATGTACTTAGGGTTAATACCTTTTGATTTTACTGATTCTTTGTATCCACCATGACCTGGATTGTTACCAATCGTGTCTTTTGTGTAGAAACTTCCTTGAACCAAGTAAGCGTGTGAATTAGCCGGTAAGGCAGCTCCTGGAATGGCCATTGTTGTCCAATCAGAATCTTTCACAAGCCCTAACTCCCCTGCTGTAAGCAAAGAAGTTGACACACCTGCAACTGCTTCAGTTGAGGATGCCACGAACGTTTTGTAAAACGCATTATTAAAATATGCCATAATTAATTAATTTGTGTGAGGACCATTACCCCCACCGGTTATATATAATGATTTTAACAGTTTACTCTGTTCGTAACTTCTGTGTTACTAT